ATGGCAACATTATACCAAATAATATGATAAGTGGCGGAATAACACCAGGCAAAACAGTAGTAACATACAATATTAATGCCGTAGACGCAAGGTCGTTTAGGCAACTTGTGGCAAGCGATCCTGAATTCATATATACAGTAACGCAGGCTGGCAGAAGGAGGATCCCTAGATAATGAGTTTACAAACAATAGTAGATAACGCAACATACATCACAGTTGATAAGAAAAAAGTTGCGTCACAATCAGTAAGTAGAAGTGGTGTAGTAATGACAGCAGAAAGAACTAGTGTTGTGCCTTATAGATTTATCGTAGGCATGCATGATGGTTTAACTTACAGCACAAATAGAGGTTTACTGGAAGATATAGATGCATTAGACATCACAACAGAAGCCACAATTGATATAGGTGATACAAACACAAATTTAAGTTATGTTACAGCATACCAAGGCGGATCAACAGGAACAATGACAGCAGTAGGATCAGATGCAAAAGAATTATATGTAAATTCTTCATTAATGAGTGGTGGCGGAAATGGTTTCTTATTTAAGAAAGGAGATTTCTTACAGCCAGTGGGCAACACAGGTACTTATAGATATCCTTATCAAGTAACAGCAGATGTTTCTCATTCTTCATCATCAAACGTAACTATACCAGTTCACAGACCAGTAATTAGCCAGGATGGCGTAGCATTAACAAGCGGAACTGTAAATAGAGGTGTAGACGTAAGATTCAAAGTTAAAATGTTATTGAAGCCAAGTTATAGTGTAGTGCCACATGACAGATTAAGTTTTAGTGATGACTTTGAATTAATTGAGATTATAACAACATAGGAATAATATGGCAACTAGTATACCACAAGTCACAGGCGTAAACAATATAATACATTGCTTGTTAGTAGAACTAACATTAGGCGCAAACGTATATCATTTAAGTACTGCATACAAACCAGTAACATATGATGGTGATACTTATAGCGAATTAGGTAGTTTCTTACAAGTAGGCGATTTAACAGAAGATATCAAAACAACAAATGGTGATATAACACTTGCACTAAGTGGCATACCTAGTGAAGCAGATTATATGAGCCAAGTTTTAACAGCACCAATTAAAGGTGGCACAGTTAAATTAAGCAGAGCATTTTTTGATACCAATTACACATATAATCCAAGTAATGTGTATGGTAGATATAGTGGTGTCATAACAAACTTTAGTATCAGTGAAGACGAAGATATTATTACTGGTAAATTAAACAATACAGTTGCAATTACATGTGCAAGTATTAACACAATTTTAGAAAATAAAGTAACAGGACAAAGGACTCAAGTGCCAGACAGACAAAAGTTCTTTGTTGGTGACCAAACATTTAACAGAGTCCCAGACTTACAAAATGTTCAGTTTGACTTTGGTAGAGATTATAGTTACTCAAGCGGCGGCGGATATGGCGGCGGTGGAGGAGGCTATGGCGGAGGCGGTGGCCCCGGTGGTGGTATTAGATTTCCTGGAATGATGAGATAATGATTAGACAAGCATCAATACAAGATTATGATAGAATAATGCAAATGATGATTAACTTTGCAGACAGTAGTCCAGTTAGTGCATTACATAATCCTGAATACGATGACATGTATATTAGAAGATTACTAGATAATTTTATTAAAACTGGTATTATATTAGTTGCAGAAAAAGATAAAGAATTACAAGGCATGTTGATAGCACAAGTTATATCAGATGTTTGGCTACCACATGTAAAGACCATGCGAGAAGTAGCATGGTGGGTAGAGCCAGAACATAGACATAGCACTATGGGATATAGATTGTTAAAAGAATATGTTAAGATAGGTGAGAAGTTAGTAGATAAATCAATTATAGAAGGTTTTACACTAACAAATATGGAACAAAGTCCTGCTTTTGATTTAGAAAAAAGAGGATGGAATCCAATAGAAACAAATTATATATATGAGGGTGTGTAGATGGCAGTTTTTACAGCGATAGGAGCCGCAATAGCAGGCGCAATTGGTTTAACAGGAACCTTTGCCACGGTAGGTATATTTGCAACAAGTTTAAGTTTTGCAGGTACTATTGTAGCCGGTGTTATAGCCGCAGGATTGGGTGTTGCTACATCTAAAGCATTAGGCTTAAACAAACCTGCAGGAATACAACAAGCAAAAGATCCAGGTGTAAAAGTTCAATTAAATCCTAGCACAGATAGACGAGTGCCAGTGTTTTACGGTAAAGTGCATAGTGGTGGTATCATTATAGATGCAGAAATTAAAAACCGTAACAACACAATGGTATACTGTATGGTTATTGGTGAAAAAACAGACGCAGGTAGTTATAGTGTTCAAAGTGTTAAAAGACAGGATCAAACATTAAACTTTAGTGGTGCAAATGTTATTAGTGTAACAGACCCTAATGGAACAACAGCAAACAAAATAGCAAACAAATTAAGATGTAGAGTATTTGCCGGTAATGCACAATCAAGTGTAAACCAAATATTTCCTACTACAGGAAAAGTAGCGGCACAATCACTAATGACCACAATAACCACATCAACAAATTATGAAGACTTAGTGTATGCTATATTTGAAGTAGATTATGATGCAGAAGAAGGATTAACATCTTTAGGCACAATTACATATGAACTAACAAACACTTTAAGTGAGCCCAGTAACGTGCTCTTAGACTACTGTAGAAACACAAGATACGGAGCGGGTCTAAGTAATGCTGAATTGGATTTAAACAGTTTTAACGACCTCTACGACTATTCTACGGCCCAAGTTGCATACACAACCTCAGGTGGTGCCGCAGATACGCACGATAGATGGAAATTAGATGGTATGTTAAGCACATATCAAGCAGTAAAAGACAATATAGACACAATATGTCAAGGTAGTAGCACATATTTTACTTACGATAACAAACAAGGTAAGTTCAAAGTAGTTCCTAACAGAGCGGCTACCACCACAGAAAAAAATGCGGCTTTTGTATTTAATGATGATAACATTATTAGTAGTATAGAAATTACATCAACAGAATTATACAATTTATACAACAGTATTGAAGCAGAATACCCAAGTGTAGAACAAGAAGACCAAACAAAAACAGTTATTGTAAGCACACCAGGTAGTGATAGAAACACAAACGAGCCAGACAACCCCTTACAATCAAGATATGACATGGTTAATGATGCTCCTAGGGTGCATAACTTAGCAAACATTGATTTACGTCAAAGTAGAACCAGTACTTTAGTAACATTTACAGCAGATTATAGTGCAATGGTTGTAGACGTAGGTGATATAGTAAAAGTAACCAGTGCAACTTATGGATACACAGACAAACTGTTTAGAGTTATGAAAGTTAGTGAACAAGAAGGTGAAACAGGTTATATCAGTGCTAAAGTTACATTGTTAGAATATGCAGATAGTGTGTATGAGCATAATACTGTCCAAAGTGACGGTGCTTTAGGATTAAGTGGTATTCCTGGATGGTGGACAGGTATTTGGGGAGGCAATATTAGTATTCCTATTATTGGAGATATTTTAATTACTGATCCTACAAGTGCAACAGCAAATACTGTGAATTCAGGTAATGGTAATGTAGTTGGCTCACCAATAGATTACAGCACTATTGATTGGCCCAATGTGATAATTGCAGGTGAAGGTGGCCAAGGCGGTATCACATCTACGCCTGAAACACCATTAGCACTTTTTCCAATTCAAATACCAGATATTCCTGGACTAGATGAAATAGAAATTGCAATGGAAACCAGCACCAATAGTGCTACGAAGATTCCAGTTACAAACAAAACCTTAATAAGAAATCCATTAGGTGGTAGTTGGGCACCCGCTGAAATACCAATTGTTGCTGTTCCTATACCAGAATCACCGCCTAGTGAAAAAGATACCGGCGAACCATTGCCGAATTTACCTAATCTAGAAAATCCTTTATATAATATTAACATATTTGGGCATGGTGTTGGAAACCAAGGTAGATTTACTACTTTGCCATCAGC